GAGAGATCAGCGATGGTCTCTTATTATCTAGTATGGAGAAGTTGACATGTCATCACCGTATTCGAGATTTCGAGAGCGGTTATCCGCGCCTCCGCCCGCTAACAGCGTGCAGATTGGCGTCTTTGAAAAAAGACGCAAATCAGACGACAAGATTGTTTCCACTACCAGTGTTAAAACTGGTGGCGGAACCAAAGCTATGTCTATCCTAAGGTGCTGGGACCAGTTGAACCAAAAGGTTTCACCTAAGTCTCGGCGACCAAAAAGGAGAAAGATCGGATTTCATTTCGAGATCCGTGAATTTCCCGTTTTGGATAAACTTACAGGACGCCCACTCACTCGGATCGTCGATGGGGAATTACTCCCAGTCGTTCGATCCAAGAGGGTTAAGGTGCCCGATTTTGTCTATGAGGATCAAAATGGAGGAATTAAGCTCTCCACTCATGACAAGGGATATAGGGACGGCGGTCCGTTCTTGACGGCTAATATCTCGCTTCCGGCATTCGACGTTCAGGGCCATGGTACATACAAGACAGTACCGGAGGATTCTGATCCTTCGTTTTACTATCTGTACCGGGGTGGCTTTTCTGATCCCCAGCTTGAAGGAGACCTGATAACTGATGACCAGTATCAAAAACTGGCCAGAGTTCCGGGACCTACAGCTGGTTTTCTTCCGTCGCTTGATGACATTGGCTCGCAGGCCTATGCTCGTCTTAGGCCCCAACTTGAGAAAGCTGGGTTGATGGTTGCCCTTCGCGAAGCGAAGGACATACCACGTATGTTAGAAACCACCGCTTCCAATTTCAACCTTAGTTGGATTGGAATGGGCGGTTCTAAGACAAGTCAACTCATGCACCCGAAATCAGTAGCTGATAATTTTCTCAACCACCATTTTGGGTGGGTCCCCTTTATTAAGGACTTACGTCAATTTCATGACGTTTTCCAGAATTCCGAGAAATATATATCCCAAATTTCTAGGGATAACAATTCTTGGATAAAGAGGACGCGAGTCATGCAACACACAGAAACTTCTGTCTTACACTCCAAAGGTGGCATTACCGGGGCTTGTTCTCCCTGGATTGGTGCTTTCCCTTGGAACATGTGCAGAAGTCAAAATGTTCCGGGTTTAGGAAATGTGATGGCTCAGTGGAACATTCATGAGGAAAATCTTACTCATGTTTGGGGCACTGGGCTCTTCAAATACTATCGCCCGGAGTTTGATCTGAGTAACCCTGACTATTCTAGTCAGTGGAATGATCTCCAAAGACGACTTCTCATCTATGGAGCTCGTATCTCACCATCAAACGTGTGGAAGTCAACTCCGTGGACATGGCTTATCGATTGGTTTTCAAATGTCGGGGATCATATAGATCTCCTCAATGATATCGCAATCGACGGTGTTGTGTCCAAGTACATGTACGTGATGCGGCACGCAGTTAGAAGATTTGTTCTTAGAACTCAAATCTTCTACTGGCAGTCCCACATCAACCTTGAATGGTCTCGAATAGTCGATACCAAACAACGGCAGCGTGCATGGACTCCATATGGCTTTAACCTGTTTGGCAAAGACCTCTCTGCTAAACAATGGGCCATTCTCGGGGCACTTGGTGTTTCATCCAAGATACCCATGAGACCATAATCGATCACTGCTTCTGGAATCTGCGAAGTCTTTGGAAAACTTCGTGGGCGCAGTGATAAACTCCTTTACTTCTTGGAGGTTATCAATGGCTTTTGCCGATCCCCAATCTGTTACTATCAATGCTGTCGCACAATCCATGCCACGCATTCAGACTCTCGAAAATGGTCAAAAGACCATTTATCAAAAGGCTGACGGCACATGGAAATTGACTGTCTCACATAAAGTTTCCTCGGGTAACCGAGTTAACTCAATGGTGAGACTCGATCAAGTAGCCATCGTTCCGGATCCGCTGACAGCTGTCAACGACTTCGAAACCTTGAGCTTCTGGCTTGTGTTTGACCGCCCTTTGGCGGGCTTTACTCAAACCCAGTGCGAACAGATTGCTGCCGGGTTAAAAACCTGGCTCGACAACACTGCCATAGGGAGGATTTTCGGAAGAGAGTCTTAATTTCTTCCGTCTATTTAACTTCTATGGCAAAACTACAGAAGATTCTTGATGGAATCCGAACTGCCCAGGCTATCCTGGATATGTTAGATTCCGTGGTCGACGTTGATCGGCTCATAGGCATTTCAAATGCCCAAGGTCCGATTGCGAAGAACATCCGTACTGCCCTCTCTACTGAGATGGACAGACAGGAAGCTCTTCACATTCCGCCTTCTACCAAGAAGGTTTCTGCTAAGAAGCGAGCCCTTAAGGGTGCTACTTAGAACTCTTTTGAGTCAAGCTGTTGTCTATAGTGACGATTGCTCCCCCGATTCATGAAGGGGAGGAGGCATATAGTCGTTGTTTGAAGTCTACCCCCATTTCTGGAGGAAACTTGAAAAGCAACGATGACACCAAAAGTGTCAGAAGTGACCTTTTAGAAGTGGCACTTTGCATCTATAATGATGCTTGTGCCAGCTGCCTCGCTGATGTCTCTGATTCACGTGACGTTTTAACTTTAACGTCACGGGTCGAAAAAGAGGGCTTATCGTTTCTAACGATCACCCTCCCATCCTTTTGTAAAGACTTCGAGAGAAGTCTCTCCATTGGATATATTGACTCATCGCTTTTTCGAAATTTTCGAAAAACCGGAGCAATCCCTGCTTTTTTGCAAGGTATGCTCAGTCTAATTTTCGACCGTGAGACAGGGAGTATTTACGATGATAAAATTCTTTTTGCTTCAAATGTTGTCTCCACTATCGTTGCTAGCGTTAGACAAATATGTCTCGCTTTCAAAAAAGTGGAGCTGGCGTGTACGTCCTCACGGACTTCCGCCACATTTGAGAATTTCATCGCGATTGAGCAGTCCTTTGATTTGTTCTCGCTGCCGAGAGAGGATCAAGATTTCTTTCTTCTTGTTTCCTCTGTGCTGTGGGGTCGCATGCTGGGTGATTTACGCCCTGATATGCTGGTCCCTAGGCACGGTCCCGGAGCCACTGCAGAAGGAATTTCTGGAAATCAGAAGTTTCTTCCTCAGCGTTGGCACGAACGTCTCGAACCTTATTTCCCCTTTCTAGGAAACGCCTTTCCAATTGGCGCTTTCGAGTCTGAGGAGTTCGAAAAAGTAACGTTCGTATGCCAGGATGAGGAACAACCCGTTTGGGTTATTCCTGTTCCGAAAACACTCAAAGGCCCAAGAATTATTGCTATAGAGCCTGTTTGTATGCAATATACACAACAAGCTGTCTTGACTTCCCTCGTTAAGAGGATTGAGTCGTTCTTTTTAACAAAAGGTCACGTTAATTTTCGTGATCAATCTGTTAATCAGAATCTGGCAATAAGTTCTTCGATCGACGGTCAGTTCGCAACGATTGACTTGTCCGATGCTAGTGATCGTGTTCCACACGGCCTTGCGTTGGCCATGTTCGATTCAAATCCTGATTTAAGGGATTTAATCGATTCATGTCGATCTAGATATGCAAAAATGCCGGATGGCCGTATTATTGGTCCTCTTCGCAAATTTGCATCTATGGGATCTGCTCTGTGCTTCCCCGTAGAGTCGATGTACTTCTACACTATCTGTGTAGCGGCTCTACTAAGGGCGCACAACCTCCCTGTATCTGAGAGAAACGCTTTCTTTGTTTCTCGTCAGATCTATGTCTATGGTGACGACCTCGTCGTTCCATGTGGCTTGGCGAGTACTGTCCTCGATTACCTGCAAAGGTACAATTGTAAGGTAAACACCAGTAAGTCTTTCTATTCCGGAAGGTTTAGAGAGTCTTGTGGAGTTGACGCGTTCAATGGTACGCTGGTTTCTCCGGTGTACATTAATACCGTTAAACCTGAGGACAGGCGGCAAGTTAGGGAAATTCTATCGTGGGTGGCAACTGCTAGGCACTTCGAGAAGAAGTCCTACAGGATGACATCCTCTCTTCTTTTCCAAAAAGTTGAGAAGATTTTGGGGACTCTTCCCCAACTTCCAGATGAATCTCCTGGACTTGGACGTGTCCATTTCTCGTACGACTCTACCCCAAAGAGGTGGAGCGCTGTGCTCCAGCGTTTTGAAATAAAAGCCTGGTGTACGAGACCAGTTTTTCGTACTGACAAACTGGTTGGATACGCAGCTCTAAACAAATCTTTGCTTGGCTTAGAACAGAAACCTGAGATTCTTAACTTCTCAAACTCCTGTTCTTTGTCCATTGACAAATTGAGTTTAGAACGTTCTGCACTGTACGGCGCAGTTGCATTACAACGCCGTTGGATTCCAGCCCCATAAAAGGCTGGTCACGGGAGTATATTCTCCTCCCGAGCGGAGTCTCAAATTCCAGGCGCTTACTAATATAGCTAGCAATAGCCCTCCTGCGTTGGAGGCGGCTTTAGCCGATATTAACTTAAGTAAGCGACGCTAGGGGTCTTTCCCTTCTAAAATCTTTTTTGGTTGGGTGGCCCCCTTCGCCTGGTGGTTTGGCAGTGCAACTCCG